TATTAAGTCTCTAAGACCCCAGACCACCGCCGGCTGACCCCTTACCAGGGCAAGCCGACGGTGGTAGTCCGCAACCGCACTACCTAGCGGTTACGGGCGGAAGCCACGTTGAAGTGGCACCCGGATGTGACACACGTCGCATCTTTGTCTTCGCGAAATTGCGAAAAGCGAAAGGCACACTGGATGCAGATCCAGAAAGTGCCCCGTACACAAGGGCCGCAAGGCCCTCATCCCCAGACTCCTGCCACAATGTATCGTGGATAGGCTTCTGGACGAGTTCCTGCCAATGCCATGAGCGTGTCCTGATGTTATAGGCGCACGTTAAGCACGACATGAACTCGTTACCCACCGAGTCGATCCCCGTATCCGCCTGCCCTTTGTAAGGCCGGTAGAGTTGGAGACTTGTAGGAATGCGGTCCAGAATAACGGACCTAGCACTCTGGAAGAACATCTCACGTCGAGATGACTCCCTCGTTAGGTTAAGGAACTTGTACAGCGAGCTCAATGAATCGAGCTCGAAGTCCAAAGTGAACGGACGTACGTCTTCGCCGCCGAAGTAATCAGCCCCACAGGACTCGCGGAAAGGACCCTCTAAGAAGGTCTTCGCCGTATTCGTAGCAAACCCTAAATACGCTAGCAGCCCAATAACACTCTGGGCATAACGCTTGCGCACAATGATGTCGTCGCCGTAAACCTGGAAATCAACCCCAGGCCGACCTGCGCCGACAGCATGACAGGCAGCTGTGAATATAAGAGTTTCAAGTGGAAAACAGAAACCATTCCCCATCGACACGAACTTAGAATACACCGAAGTTGTGGTGCCATCTAGCGTGTACGACTTACTCCTGAGTGCATTTAGGAACATGCACCAGTCGGGGGGTAACAGCTCCATGACGACTTCCGTTGCTAAGCTATCGCTAGCTGCGCTAAGGTCGATCGTCACGAAACCGCCTTCCGAATCATCGAGTGACCCTGCTTGGGCCATCCGTTGGTTCTTAGTCTGATCGCGGAGGTCTATGCCAATTCTGAGAAGTTTCCTTCTCATGGTGACGTCGACCCCCTTTTGGACCAAACTATTAAGAAGAGGTTCAACAGCTATACCCCTATGGGTTTTCGCCGTTTTCGGCACAAACGTAATTTTATTATGATCCACGAATCGCGCGCGCTGAAAGAAGACTCTCCAGTCTTCCTCAGGGCTGCCGCTAGAGAAACCTTTGTGCGCAGGCATCAAAACCTCGCGCATTTGGGCATGTCTCATTACGGCAGCAAACGCGTAGTGGAGGGCACTCGGCGACACGGTCCACTGCGAAGCCAATAATTTCCGGCTCGCATTGGTTTGACATCCGTGTACTCCGATGGAAGCACCCGGTCCATATCCACACTCATCTAAAATCGCTGCTAGAGGAACCTCATGACCCAGAACATGGGTCGCAAAGTTCCTCATCGCATCGATCTCTTTTGTAAAAGGAAGCGCGCGCCTAGCTTTACGGCGCGCCAAGAACCGCTGGTTAACACGTTTACACATGTGTTCACTTTTAGCGAATTTCTTGATCGCTTCGGCCTCAGGATCGAAAGGATTCGACGCTGGAGCAAAAGGATACTTCCGGATGAGTAAGGAGAACTGATTCGCTACGAAGTGCGATGTAGCGTCCTCGTACGACTGTGAGGACAAAGAATCAGCCAAACATAAGAGGCGGCTTACGTCGCGGTGCCTTGCGGCATTTGCGATTTGGGTCGTGAACTCAAAGTTCGGATAGGACTCACATAAGACAACAAGCACCTTGTAATACAAAGAGGTGCTGCCTGTCTGCAGTGTTTTATTGACGTTGCGTACTTTCTTCAACACGTTGGTCTTCATTACGAGGATCCTTTAAGTGTACGTCCACTAGACCGAAATTGGTCAGTGATACGAGAATGACTATAGCCCACATCATTGCGATGTAAAGCACAAGGAGTAACACCTTCATCACTTAGAAGTTAATCTTCAGCGACTTCACGTGTTCCTTGAAGGCAGCGGAGGAAACAAAGCTGCCCATGTCATTCAGAAGTACATCAACGTCTGCGGATGCATAACCCACAGGCACGGACACGTTCACCTCGATTAGCGCGTCACCAGAATCAGTGATTGCGTTGGTCAAGGCAAGCGTGCGTGTCAGTTTCGCCGCAGTGCGACCGACACCCGAGAAAGTACCACTGG